GAATGGGTGGGTTCCAACTGATCTTATTCAACATCTTGTTAGGGTTGTTGATTCCAATGGTAATTACATTGGTTGTTGCACCAGAAATGGTGACAAAGGATCTGTTGCCACTCATGTTTTTGAGAATTGTGACACCATCCAGTTGAGCACTGGAACAGATCTGGCGGTGATAAACCGCAAGGATTGTAAGCCATTTACAGGAGAACAAGGTTATGATTATATGGTTTTCCCTTGGCCCAACAAGCCCAGTTTTCAAGGTGTTAAAAGCGCCTATGTGGCAACACAAAGTCATGTGGCTGAGGCACGTGAACGTGGTAGGGTTGCTTTAGTTGGTTGGTATGAGCGTGAAGGTAAGTACTACAGTGGCATTAGCACTGGTGTTATCACCGGTGAGTACCAAGGTACACCAAGCTATGAAGCAGATTATGGCACCTTAGGTGCTGGTTGTTCTGGCAGTGGTGTCTTTGTCGAGGTTGCGCCAGGAACATGGCACTTCCTCGGTGTACACTGTGAAGGTGATGGACGCGTTAATCGCGTTTCATATGTCACGCCTGCTATGCGCGATTATTTAAAAGCGACCCCCCCCCGCTCGAAGTAATTCCTGACTACCTTAAATGGTGGGAATGGAGTTGTGAGCCTACGAGGGGGATTTATCGGACTCGCACACATGATCGTGTGAGTATGTCCTATGTTATGGACATTGATATGGTTGGCAACCCAACAAAGGATGAGAACCCTTGGTATGAGTGCAAATATTTCGGTGATTACATACGTGATTTCCCACTACCCAGTGAGCTGCGTGGTGTGGATCTCAAGTTGTACAACGTACGTCGTGACACCTTCAAAGGAAGTGTTGAATCGATGATGAAGTATGACCGTGTGCATTCTGCATTAAGTGTGGATATTCCGATGTTGCGCTGTGCCATAGAAGATACGAAACGACAATTGGCCAAGCTTGAGGGTAAGGGCTGTATTAAAGAGTTTCGTGAGGTTCTTGTGAATCCAGATGGTAGTTGTGGTGTTGTTTTTAAGAAAGTAGGTTATGACGAGCGCTTGGATGTAATCGCCAATGAGCCTGATGCTAGTGATTGGTTCCACAATAAAGCTCATATTTTTGACGTGCCAATTCTTTGGAAGGAATTTGGTAAGGTTGAGTTGTTAAAAGTGAATAAACAGATTCGTGGAATCTCAAATCCACCAGTTGATTTTCAGATTTCTGGTGCGAGAATGAACCAGCACACCAATGAACTGCTGTCGAAATTGGGTGCAGATGACATGTACCAACCGTTTGGTGTCGGCATGCGAATGCAGAGTGGTGGCTTGAATATTTATGCCGCCTGGTTGAAGGAGATGGGCTTTGAGTTCAAATCTTCTGATGCTGACAAATGGGATGCAGGAATTCTTGCAGAGTTGTTCATGATAGTTAAGGAATTACGGTATTATATGTGGG